AAGAACCGCTTTACGGGTGAAACTGGTATAGGTGGTTACCTGACATACAACAGAAAAACAGATCGCTTGGAAGTAGCGGAGAAGGAAGATGATGATGAAGCAGAATTTTAAAATTCCTGTGTATTCTCATGGTGTAACGCTGAATGAAATCCCTGACAAAATCTCACTGGTTATCAATTTAGGTAACTGTGAGTGTCATTGTAAAGGATGTCACAGTGATTACCTGTGGGATACCCATAAGTGCGAGGAGCAGACACCTGAAGAGCTTTTGTCTCTCATCAAGAGTTACAAGAGTGTCACCAACACGGTACTATTTATGGGAGGAAACAAAAACCATATGGACTTTGAGGAGTTTGCTGAGAACGTCCTGAAGCCTCTCCATGACTTAGGTATTCATATTGGTATCTATTTAGGCGCATGGGATGCTATGGACTTATATACAGCTTGTAAGTATTGTCGCTGGGTAAAAGTAGGAGCATATCGTGAAGAGTTTGGGGGTCTCGATAATCCCAACACGAATCAGATTTTCCTCGAAGTACAGAATTATAAATTTCACAAGGGAGATAAATGATGGAAGTAAGTATTTATGTCATCAAAGATTGTATGTATTGCGACACACTACTTAAAGGACTTCCAAAGGTGGTCAAGAAATTCCCGAACGTAGCCTTTAAGGTAACGTGTGTGACTGAATCAAAAGAATTTGAAATGTTCCCTACAGTAGTTGTGGGGGATAAAACTTTGTCTCCGTGCATTTATGCGGAGGACATGGAGAAAGAGGTGAGACATGCCATTACTTAATTTAACAAAAGAACAGATTGAAGAAAAAATTAAATACATTGACCACTACATTCATAGTCAGAACAGTGCAAGTGGTTCCTTGGTGGATGCTAATGCCAATGTAGACACAAAGAACATTGGTATCTTGGAAGCTGAGATGTATAAGCCTGATACCATTCAGGTAAACCGTGCTTTAGTACAGCGGAAACTCACGGAGATGTATGGTGAGAAGTTAGCTGAGAAGTACATTGAGGACATCGAAGAACATAGAATTTATATCCATGATGAAACTTCCTTACGTCCTTACTGTGCGTCTATCACACTTTTCCCCTTCTTACTCCATGGTACGAAACCGCTGGGAGGCACAAGCGAAGCACCAAAGAACATCAATAGTTTCTGTGGTTCCTTTGTCAACCTTGTATATCAGGTGGCTTCTGGGTTCGCAGGGGCAATCGCTACGGTAGAGTTCCTTTTGTACTTTGATTATTTTGCAAAGAAGACATGGGGAGATGACTACATTGACTTGCATACAGCGGATGTTAGACAGTCTTTGCAGGGTGTCGTGTATGCCCTGAATCAGCCTGCTTCTGCTCGTGGCAATCAATCGGTGTTTTGGAATATTTCAGTATTAGACCGTTTCTACTTTGAGCAGTTATTTGGAGGCTTTAAGTTCCCCGATGGGACACAGCCTGTATATGAAGGTACATTCCGCAAATTGCAGATGTTCTTTATGGAATGGTTCAGACAAGAGCGAGAACGTGCATTACTAACGTATCCCGTACTGACCGCTTCCCTCTTGGTGGATGCTGAGGGGAAACCGAAAGACAAACATTTTGCATGGGCATGTGCTGAGGAAATGTCTAAGGGCTTGAGCTTCTTTGTCTATGAGAGCGATAGCGTGGACTCTTTGTCTTCCTGCTGTCGGCTCCGCAACGAGTTCACAGACAACACATTCTCCTACACATTGGGTGCAGGTGGGGTGTCTACAGGTTCCGTACAGGTCATCACGATCAATATGAATCGCTATGTACAGACAAAGGAAGAAGCGTTTGCAAAGTTACTTGGACGAGTCCATATGTACCTCTTAGCTCACAGAGCTATCATCGAGGACTACATTGAAGGTGGCTTGCTTCCTGCTTACTCTACAGGCTTCATTAGCTTAGACAAACAGTTCTGCACCATTGGTATCAACGGTATGCTGGAAGCTTCTGAGTTTGAACGAGGTAAAGCCGACACAGCCTTCTTTTCTCAGTATCTCAAGGAAATCTATGAGAACAATAAGGAATGGAAGAAGATGACAGGGGTTAAGTTCAATACTGAGTTTGTCCCTGCTGAAAACCTTGGTGTTAAAAATGCTAAGTGGGATAAAGAAGCTGGTTTGGAAGTACCTCGTGCTTGCTATAACAGCTACTTCTTCCCTGTAGAAGACGACTCCTATAACATCATCGACAAACTGAGACTTCATGGAAAGGAAAATACGCAGTGGCTTGATGGTGGTTCTGCTTGTCATCTCAATCTGGAACAGCTTATGTCTAAGGAGCAGGCGTATGACCTGATTTGTATGGCAGGGAAGCTGGGAGTAAATTATTGGACATTTAACGTTCTCATGACGTTGTGTAATGACTGTGGTTTCATCAATGTCAATACGGAAAATCACTGTACAAAGTGTGGTTCCAAAGACATTGATTATGCGACACGTGTCATTGGGTATCTCAAGCGCATTTCTAGTTTCTCTACAGAAAGACAAAAGGAAGCTGGGTTACGTATCTACAATAAGGCAGGTGATAGTGACTGAAATTCTTGAAAATCCTGAAGAGAGTGGAGACATATTGTCACAACAAGCGTGTCATTATGGCGCATAAGATGCTTGTTAAGGAAACAGAAATCTTTGCCAAACTCGGACAGGAGTACGCTAAACAGATTGCAGAGTTAAAACAGTACACAGAATAGGAGTGATTTTGTGTTAATATTCGACATTGAAACAGACGGTTTACTGGAGGATATGACAAAAATTCACTGTATGTGTATCAAGGACACCAAAGAGAATAAAATGCACAGGTTTAGACCTGACGAAGTAGAGGCAGGAGTGCGGATGCTTATGAGTGGTGACACAATTTGTGGACATAACATTATAGCATTCGACATTCCTGCTATCTCTAAGGTGTTTCCGTGGTTCCATATAGGAAAAGACAAAGTAGTAGACACGCTGGTCTACGCTCGGTTGGTATTCTCTGAGATTAACTACATTGACAACAAGCTCACTCGGACAGGTGTCTTGCCTTCACGACTGTACGGGTCACATTCATTAAAGGCTTATGGTTATCGGCTGGGAGTCCTCAAAGGAACCTATGCGAGTGACTATGAGGCAGAGGATGTTTGGGCAGTCTTCAATGAAGAGATGCTGGACTACAATGAGCAAGACGTTGTGGTAACGGAAGCTTTGTATAACAAGTGTCGTAAAAAGAAGACAACGGCACAGGCACTTGATCTGGAACATAAGGCACAGTGGTTGATGCAGAAGATGGAACACAATGGCTTCACCTTTGATATGGCTAAGGCTGAAAAGCTTTTGTCTACCCTTCTTGCAGAGAAGGAAAAGGTGTTGTCTAAGTTGGCAGACAAATGTCCAAAGATTCCCGACAAAGTGTTTGTCCCTAAGAGAGATAATGCAAAGATGGGTTATAAGAAGGGCGTTCCCATTCAGAGATACAAAGAGTTTAACCCCAACAGTCGTCAGCAAATCCTGTGGATTCTGAAAGACCACTATGGCTATCCATTCGACAATGATGACATGTGGAATGACAACGGTAATGTACAGTTGAACGAAGAGACATTCAAGCTCATTAAGAAAGACCCGAAAGCTTCTGAAGAAGTCAAGGAGTTGGCAGAGCTGTTCTCTACTAACTTACTCCTGACTAAACGATTAGGACAGCTCAGGGATGGTAAAAATGGTTGGATGAAACTTGTGTCTTCTGACGGTCGCTTACATGGGCGAGTAAATCCCAATGGTGCTATTACAGGTAGAGCGACACACTCACACCCTAACATTGCACAGGTTCCTCATGTCGGTTCCCCTTATGGTGCAGAGTGCCGTGAGTTATTCACGGTTCCTGATGGTTGGTTTCAGGCTGGCGTGGATGCCTGTGGTCTGGAACTCAGGTGTCTATCCCACTACTTGTATCCTTTTGACAACGGAGAGTATGCACATGAATGCGTTGAAGGGGACATTCACACGAAGAACCAGCTGGCCGCAGGATTGCCAGAGAGAAACATGGCAAAGACGTTTAACTAAATGGGCGTCTATAAACTCATTGAAAACGGTGAAACTCCCTATGGGACAATACCGTGCTAAGTTAGATAGGAGGGATGGTTATTACAAGAGAAGAATATCTCAATAAGCTAATATGGGATTTTAATAAACCTAAATCTGAACAGACAGCAAATCCAACTAAGTATCCTCAAGGGAATTTCAAAAAGAAAAAATGTAAATGTTGTAAGAAAGAATTTTCTCCTAAAGCTCCTTCTGAACTATACTGTTCTGACTTCTGTAAGGCATATGGAGTTACTGAAGCATATTACATGAGAACATACGGTATTACATTAAAGGAATATTTGGATATGGCTGAACAACAGAACTTTGTCTGTGCAATTTGTGGCAAACCAAACTTCCCAATGAAAAGTATTCATAGTGGGTGTTTAGTTGTTGACCACAATCATAAAACAAATAAGGTTAGGGGACTTCTCTGTCATAACTGTAATCGTGCTTTGGGTTTGTTACAAGATAATACAGAAACCCTAGAAAGTGCTATCAACTATCTAAAAAGTGTAACGACTATTCCGAAAGGAAGTACCATCAAGTGATGGGAAGCGGTGAGTACCTAAAAAGGTAAAGAGATAGTCTGTTCTCTATAGTAATATAGAGCAGTTCATAAGAGAACGCTATGAGATTAACGACCTCATGGGAACACAAAAACATTTACGGATTTTTATATGGTGCAGGAGATGCAAAGATTGGTGAGATTGTTGGAGGTACAGCAGAGCATGGTGCAGAACTACGGAAGAAGTTCTTGAAAGCTACTCCTGCTATTAAAAAGCTTCAACAGAGTGTAAAAAACCTTTTGTCTACTTACAACGTGGAAATGAGACAAAGGGAATGGAAGACACGTTACCTGAAGGGTTTGGATGGCCGCTTACTTTATACTCGGTCAATCCACAGTGCGCTGAATCTCTTGTTACAGTCGGCAGGTGCGATTGTCTGTAAATACTGGATTGTACGTACAGAGGAACGCTTGCTGAATCTTGGGTTAGATCATGGCAAGGATTTTCAGCTCATGGCATGGGTACACGATGAACAGCAGATTGCCTGTCGTACTAAAGGTATTGCTGAAATTGTCGTTAAAGAAGCGCAACAGGCCATGAGAGACACACAGCGATATTTCAACTTCAGGTGTCAATTAGATACTGAAGGTAAGATTGGTAAGAATTGGGCAGACTGCCATTAGGAACAGGAGGAAACAATATGAAATTCAAGGACGCAAGAGTTGGTATGGAAGTTGTGGCTACAGGTGAACACGCTAATAAGTTCCCTAAAGGGGCTATCATTGCAGAGAAAGATGGCACTGACAACTCGATTAAGATTGTTAGTAAAGAAACGTATGACTTTGAATTATGGTTCTGGGATATAAGCAGTCGCCCCCTAAACCATGAATGGCACTCATCATATGACATGAAAGATATTCATTTAAAAGAGGATGAATTCAGAAAACTGCCATCCACGACACACCTTCTTGCAGAATACTTAGGCCTTGACCCTGAAAAAGTGAAGTGCTTTATTGACAAAGAGAAAGGTATTATCAAAGTGAAACAGGGTGATGTAGAAGCAAAAGCAAAGAAAGCTCCGCAAGATAAATGGGATTTTCGTTTAGGTATGGGATTGGCTCTTTGCCGCTTGAAGGAAAAGCTGGCTGAATCTCGGAAACCTGCTTTTAAGGAGCCGTGTCACTGTGTATTAAAAGATGAGTTAATTACTTTTACGACTATGGGGCTTTTTGAAGATTCCATTCAGGACTCTATTCTGTATGCCATGGGTGACGCATTCAAAACACGGAATGAAGCAGAAGATAATACTGAAGAAATGCTGAAACGAGCCAATATGATTATTGAATTTTGTAAAAAGCAAGGGTGGTAACTAGATGAATAAATATCGTGTCCGCATTAAATACAATCGGGACTCTACAGTCATTGTGGAAGCTGACTCTATCGAAGAAGCCGAGTCGATGGTAGACAAAGACCCGTTTGGATTCCCGTATGAAACGGACGAAGAGACACAAGAAGTTTATGTAGAGGAGGAATTAGGAAATGCCTGACGTACAACTGCTGTCTATGACAGTTGACCCTTTAACTTTAATTCGTCGTGCCATGGGTGAATGTTACCAGCGTCCCCTTGGTGTAAAGACTGTGCAGAAAGCGATTGAGGCAGGCCATTTGTCTGTCCTCGAACATTGCTATGCGTCTTTTGAAATCACTGTGTCTACGTCGGTATTACTCCAACTTACTCGACATCGCCACCTGTCCTTTACGGTGCAGAGTTCAAGAGGCTGTGAGCTGAAGACACATCACAAGACGGGTATCGAATATATTGACAAACTGCTGGAGGAGCATATGGCAGACTACGCTTATGTCTATCAGGAAGCAGTGAAGAAAGAAGACGCCGCTTACCTGTTGCCGAAGGGTGCTGAGTATACCTTAGTAGTCACTGGCAATTTCCGTGCGTGGTACGAATATCTTCCTAAGCGTATGTGCAAGAGAGCGCAACAGGAACACCGACAGTTGGCTATGGAGATTCAGAAACAGTTGGCACAGGCTTGCCCTGAAATCTTTGATAGGGACTTCATGAAGTGCGATATGTGTACAGAAAGGAGCTGTTCGTTTAGCTAATGATGAATTTGATTTTTGATGCTGACATGCTCCTCTTTGTCTCCTTACTAGAATGTGAGAAGCCTGTACATTGGGGCAACGACATCTGGACACTTCACTGTGATATGAGGGAAGCCACTACGTACTTCTCTAACTTTGCAAAAGAGTTGTCGGATAAAATCCTTGACCACTATAAGTACAAAGGTGAGTACCGATGGTTCATGTGTCTCACAGACAAAGATCATGTCAACTTCAGGAATGAAGAGGTCTTCAAAGACTACAAGGGGAATCGAACGGGTAAGCGAAGACCTATCTGCTTCAATCCCATGCGTGAATGGATTCGTGAAAACTTTGTCTGCTACATGGAACCTCATTTGGAAGCGGATGATTGTTGCGGCCTTCTGACAAAAGAGCTGGAAGGCGATTACGTTCTCGTAAGTGGAGACAAAGACTTTCGAGCTATTGAAGGAAAGTTCTACGATTTTATGCGGAATGAATACTTTGAAACAACAAAGGAAGATGCTCGACGCTGGCATTTGAAACAGACAATCATGGGAGATACTACAGATAACTACAAGGGAGCTTCTGGATTCGGAGAGGTAAAGACTACTCGGCTCTTGGAAGAACTCGGTTATACGTGGGATACGGTCTTGAGAGCTTACAAGGGAGATGCTGAGGACGCTCTGAAGAACGCTCGTCTCGCTTACATCTTGCATGAAAAGGGGGATTACGATTGGAAAACAGGGTCTATCAGGCTTTGGGAACCAGATTCATAGTACGATATGGGGAAACCGCAGAAAGAGCTTATGAAGTCGCTGAGAGGATGTGGGAACTTAGACACAATAATCCATTATGCGAAAAGTTTGCCGATAAAGATTGTGTGTGGATGACCATTAGTGAACTAAACAAGACAAAGAACATTGCCTACTTCTACACAGAAGATGGTGAGTTTGTCGGTGCAGTCGCTTTTGTCTTGAACACAGATTTTGCATGGTGGGCAGATAACTTGAGGGTACTTGAGGAAATCTTTGTTGTGTCTATGAATCCTAAATACGCAGGGTTTGGCAGAATTGCGGCTCAGTTCCTCAAGGATATGGGCGATGCCAACGATTGCGCCTTTGTCTACGCAGGAGCATTTCTTGGTAAAAATAATAGTTATACGAAGGTGGGGTACTCTAAGTCGTACCCTACTTTTGTCTATATGGGAGGTGCTGAAGATGCGTAAAGACGACACATTATCAGATTTGGAACTCATGACTTCCCCTGAACTCGTGGGATGTCTTAGAGAATATTTTGATGTAGACTACTTCTTAACTACTTCTATTACGGAAGACAAACTACCCTCATATATGAGAGGTGTCTACGCAGTAATTAATTTATTAGAAAGGGTTGGTGATTAATTTGGGTGGTATTGGTAAGGCATTTAAGAGAATTGTGTCTGCCCCCTTTGAATTAGTAGGTAACGTCCTTGGTGTTGGTAAGACTGCCGATGTATCTGCTCCTAATGTATCGGCGGCACAGGTAGTTCCTAGTACGGCTTCCGATGTTCCAGAATCTCCTGCATTAGGCACAGAGAAGAAGAAAAAGAAGGGCAAAGCTAGTTTGCTTATCAACAGTGACAATTCTCGTTCCTCTGGAAGCTCTAGCTATAGTGGACTGAATATCTAAATGGACATCACAATTCAAGAGTTACAGGAACAGGGAGCAAAGAAGACATATAATAGGTTGAAGAATGACAGACAGCCATATATCCAGCGTGCCATTGACTGTGCAAAGGTTACGATTCCGTCGTTATTTCCTGCTGAGAATGATGATAAAAGTAAGAATTACGACACACCTTATCAGTCTGTAGGTGCACGAGGTATTAACAACCTTGCTTCTAAGCTCATACTTGCCTTGATGCCTCCTAACAGTCCGTTTTTCCGCTTAGGGATGTCGGATGAAGTTTTGTCTGAATACATGGCACAGGGACAAGAAGACACAAAAGCTCAGGTAGAACAGGCTCTCATGCAGATTGAGAATAGAATCATGAAGTATATTGAGTCTAACCAGATTAGAGTTACTGTGTTAGAAGCTTTAAAGCAGTGTATTGTGGCTGGTAATGCCTTGCTATTCCTTCCACCTGCTGAGGGTGGTATTAAGATGTACCGTCTTAGTAATTATGTCATTCAGAGGGATGGCCTTGGTAATGTCATTCAGATTGTTACGTTAGACAAAGTGGCCTACTCGACACTGGACGTTACGGTTCAGAATTTGATTAAGACCGAAAAGAAGCCTGAAGACCTCATCGAAGTATACACACATGTATGTCGGAGTGGTGACCAGTTCTTGGCGTATCAGGAAGTAGAAGACACACCGATTCAGGGGAGCCAGCAGAGTTATCCTGTACTGAAAACTCCTTACTTACCTATTCGCATGGTCAAAATGGACGGTGAGTCTTACGGACGTTCCTTTGTTGAGGAATATCTCGGTGACTTAAAGTCCCTTGAGAACTTGTCTAAAGCAATCTTCAAGCTGTCTACGATTGCGGCTAATATCTACTTCCTTGTCAATCCTAATGGAGTAACACGGGCAAAGAAGCTTGAGAACGCTACTAGCGGTGACTTCATCTCAGGGCGTATCGAAGATATTGGAGTATTACAGCTTGAGAAATACTATGACTTCAACACAGCAAAACAGACAGCAGATGCAATCGAAGCACGTTTGTCTTATGCATTTCTTTTGTCTTCTGTGGTACAGCGTAATGCTGAACGAGTCACCGCAGAGGAAGTACGCACGGTAGCTGGAGAACTGGAAGACACATTAGGTGGTGTCTACTCCATTTTGTCTCAGGAATTACAGTTACCTCTTGTACGTAGAATCATGAATCAGCTCCAGAGTACAGGTGAGGTTCCGAACTTACCTGAAGGAACAGTGGAACCGACAATCACAACAGGCTTAGATGCTTTGGGACGAGGACACGATTTAGAGAAGTATGCTACGGTATTGAACTTGGTGTCTCAGATTCCTAATGCTCAGGCTATGATTAATTGGAATGTTATGCTCCTGAATATGTTCACTGGAGCAGGTGTCGAAACAGAAGGACTCGTAAAGACACAGGAACAGATTGAAGAAGAGCAACAAATGGCTATGGGGCAGGAAATGGCGATGCAAGCTATGTCTCAGCCAGAACAACAAGGAGGTTAATGAATGGAACAGGAAAATGTTCAGGAACAGGCACAGCAGGATAATGTACAGGTAACTGAGAACACAGGGATGGAAGTTGAAGTTGTCCCCGAAGACACAACAACTACAACTACAACTACAGAAGAGCAGGCCCCTGAGCCTACAGGACAGGATGTAGACGATAATGTACAGCAACGTGTAGATGCACAGACACAGGCGAATGAAGACCTGAAGAACGACTTGGAATCTAAGGGTGTTAATTGGGATGACCTTGAGAAAACCTATACAGAGAAAGGTGAACTCACGGAAGAACAGTTACAGAATCTTGAAAAAGCAGGCTATCCGAAGTCTGTTGTCGATGCATACATCCGTGGTATGGAAGCTGAATATGATCGTCTTGCTCGACACGTAGTAGAAAGCGCAGGTGGTCAGGAAGAGTTTATTAAATTACAGACCTTCGCTTCTCAGCAGAACGCCGACTATAAAAAGATGTGGAACGACACTATGAACAGTGGTAACGTAATGGCGATTCAGACGATGCTCAGAGGTATTAAGGCAGACATGGTACAGACCCTGGGTTCTAGCAATCCCACGATTATGGGCGGTAGTGGTGCTGTGTCTACTAATGTTGGTTTTAATTCTAAGCAAGAAATGGTAGCGGCTATGGCTGACCCTCGATATGGGAAAGACAAGTCGTATACCCGTGAAATTGAACAGAAAGTTATTAATTCTAAATTATTTTAAAGGAGATTGATAAATTATGGCATTAACAAACATTTCCCAGCCGGGTCTTAATCAGGGTCAGTCGGATGCACTGGCAGGTTTTCTTAAAGTATTTTCGGGTGAAGTTATTTCCGCATTTGAACGTTCTGCCTTGGCAGTCAACAATCATTTGATGCGTACTATTTCCTCTGGTAAGTCCGCTTCCTTCCCTGTAATGGGCCGTGCAAAAGCCGCTTACTTGGGTGCTGGTCAGTCCTTGGATGAAATTCGTGAAGCTATCCCGCACAACGAAAAGATTATTGGCATTGACGGCTTACTGACTTCCGATCAGATGGTAACAGACATCTATGAAGCTATGTCTCATTTTGATGTTCGTAACGAATACTCTAAGCAGATGGGTGAAGCCTTGGCCGTGTCTGCTGACGGTGCTATCCTTGCTGAAATCGCTAAACTTGCTGTTGAACAGAAAGAAAACATTACTGGTCTCGGCAAAGGTATCATCTTAGACAAACAGATTGATGCTACGGATATTGGTGTTACGGAAGCAGAAGGCAAGACGATTGTTCAGATGCTTCTGGAACTGAAGGCTAAATTATCTAACCAGTACGTGCCTGCTACGGAACGTTATGTCTACATGAAGCCTGATGGTGTGGCCGCTCTGGTAGCTTCTTGGAATGCTATTAACCGTGACTTTGGTGCTGTCGGTACTTTGGTTGACGGTAACGTTACTAAGATTGCTGGCTTTAATATCATCGAAGTTCCTCATCTTACGGATGGTGGCGCAGATGGTACTCACGTATTGCGTTCTGGTACAGCTCATGACTTCCCGTCTACCTATAAAGACAAATGTGTCTTTGTTGCCGCTCATCATACGGCTGTTGGTACGGTCAAGCTGAAAGACCTCGCAGTAGAAACTGGCCGTCGTATTGAATATCAGGCAACTCAGCTGGTAGCTAAGTATTCCATGGGTCATGGTGGCCTCCGTCCTGAAGCTACGGCTATTGGTTGTATTTCCGCTAAAGTCTAATTCGTTTTTGTCGGGGGAGTGCTTAGGTACTCCCCTTTTTTCTTATATGGAGGCACACAATGATTATTACACCTTTGACGGAACTGGATGCTGTGAATGAAATCCTAACTTCTATCGGGTCTGACAGTGTCGTCACCTTGGAGGAGATAGACCAGAACATTGACGCTTCTGTAGCAGACAAAATGCTGAAAGCTGTTAGTCAGGAAATTCAGCAGGAAGGTTGGGACTTCAATACAATCCCTATGATTACGCTGGTTCCCGATGCAAATACACACAGAATCAAGTGGGATAGCTCACTGTTGAGAGTTCCGAACACATATAGAAATAGAGGAGGTTTCTTCTTCAATGTGTCTGACTATACGGATGTATTCACAGAAAACTTGGTACTTACTAATGTGGTGCAAGAGCTTCCTTTTGAAGAGCTTCCTATGGTTTTCCGTAAGTATGTTACGGTAAAGGCTTCTTTGTCTTTCGCTACTAGGTTTCTAGGAGATGCAGAGTTAGAGCAGGCCCTCAATACAGAGCTTGCTAAAGCATATGCGGATGTAATGACCTATGAGTTAGACACACAGAAACCGAATGTCTTTAATAATACGTCTGTAACTGAGGTGGGTACACGATGAGTAACGTAACACAGAGAATTGATAATTTTGTCGGTGGAGTATCCCAACAGTCACCTCGCTTACGACACGCCACACAGCTAGAGGAGCAGATTAACGGCTACAGTACAGAAGCAGGAGGACTTCAGAAAAGACCCCCGACTATAAACCATGGAAAATTATTTACGGCTGAAGGTGTTCCGTACTATGTACATCTAATTAATCGTGATGAGACAGAAAGATACATCGTGCTTATCTCTTCAGGAAAAATTCGTGTCTTTACTCTGGATGGTGTAGAGAAAAAAGTGGAGATGCAGGATGCAAATTATATCGGAAATATCACGAAGCCTTACTCACAGTTGAGAGTCATTACGATCGCCGACTATACATTTGTCTTAAATAAAACGGTAAAAGTTAGGATGTCTGGAAATAAGACAGAAGACACGCTGTCCTCACAAGGATGTCTCATTAATGTAAAACAGGGGCAGTATGGGAAAATATACACAGTGTGGATTAATGGGGAGAAAGTAGCGGAGTATGGAACTCCCGATGGGAGCAATCCAGAGCATGTGTGGGATATAAGAACAGACAATATTCGTGACCGACTCGTCGAGCAGCTTAGTGCTAAGGGGTGGACAGTAGACGCAGGTAGTTCATGGTTAAGAGTCCGTGGAAACATTACGAGTGTATACACAGCAGACTCTTTTAACAATCTTGCCTTAGTGGGTATTACTTCCTACACCAACAAATTCACTAACTTGCCTGCTTCAGCTCCAGACGGCTATACCGTATTGGTTCGTGGGGAATCTAATGCGGATGATGACTACTATGTCAAATTCGATGGAACTAAGGGTATATGGAAGGAAACAGTAAAGCCTGGGCTTGACAACACAATAGCTAACACAACAATGCCACATGCCTTGATACGTAAGGAAGATGGTACATTTGTCTTTAAACCCCTAGAATGGGAACCACGTAAGACAGGTGATGAGGATTCCAATGAAGTACCCTCTTTCGTCAACAATACCATTAATGACTTGTTTTTCTATCGGAACCGTCTAGGATTTTTGTCTGGGGAGAATATCATTTTGTCTTCTTCCTCTGACTTATTCAATTTCTGGATGGATAGTGTAGTCGATGTGCAGGATGATGACCCCATAGACACTAATGCACCAAACAATAAAGTATCCATTTTGTATAATGCTATTCCCTTCTCAGGTTCACTGTACATATTCTCAGGGCAGACACAGTTTGCTCTCACTTCAGATGGTACTTTGTCTCCTAAGAACGCTAAATTAGACAACATTACTGAGTTCACTTCAGACACAGATGTAATTCCTGTTGGTGCAGGTAACTCTGTGTACTTTGTCTCTAAGAGGGCAGATTTTGCGTCTATCAATGAGTATCGAGTAGCACAGTACTATACTGACACCAAAGACGCTGAAGATGTCACAGCACATACTCCTTATTATATCCCCAATGATGTATACAAAATGACAGGTAGCTCCAATGACAATTTGCTTTTTGCACTGACTACAGCGGAACCCAATGCCCTATATGTCTATAAGTATCTTTACTTGAATGGGAATCGGGTGCAAAGTGCTTGGTCTAAGTGGAAATTCGCAGGCGAAATCTTAGGGGCTGACTTCATTGGCTCTACCTTGTATATGGCAGTAAAGTATGCGAATAATGAAGTATACTTGGAATCTATCACAATGAGCTATAATACAGAGGACTACAGAGAAACTGAGCAGTTCAGAGTAATGCTGGATAGAAAGACAGAAGTAACACTGACGACAGATAACTGTGTAGACAAACAGGACGGTTATTTGTACCTGAATGTTGATAAGGTCTTCAAGGGGTTGTCTGGTATTGTTCAGTGTGTTACAGAAGACGGTCTTCTATTTGAATCAGACACAACGACACTAAAGTTGTTGAAAGGTGCTAGTGTAGACTTTGGACATAAGGTTATCGTGGGTATTCCGTATACTTTTGAAATCACACTGTCTACTATTTATTTGAAACAGAAAGACCCACAAGGCTCTACAGTGTCTTCACCTGATTATCGCCTAATGCTCCGTACAGTATTCTTTGACTATGCAGAGTCGGGATACATGAAAGTAATAGTGAATGATAAATACAAGTATATCTTGACAAACAAACGAGCTTCTTTGTATAAACTGGGTACATCTGGATTTGGGACAGGGACATTTAAGGTTCCTGTGCGAAAACGCAACGTAGACACAGTTATTAAGGTAATAAATGACACTCCGCTTCCTTTGTCTATCATTGGTGGTGGGTATGAAGCTAATTACACCGCTCGATTCAGGAATGTTTAATAGGAGGTGATTCTATGGGTTTTGCTTCAACCGCTATGGGAGCGGCACAGCTAGGTTTAAATCTAGTTGGGAACTATATGTCTTGGAAAGACCAAAGAGAAAATGCAAAAGCACAAGCGAGAGCCTTGTCTCAGCGAGCAAACGCAGTAGGCAAGAACTTAGCGTATACTTTCCAAAATTATGAATTACAGCGTGTGGATGCTTTTGATTCTGCTGTGAATAATCTTATGAAGGCACAGACAAATGCTCTTGGTCTTGAGTCTGCTGTACGTGCGGCTATCAATGAAGAAACGGGTGGTGACTCTCGTACTGGTAGGGCTTTGAATAGAGCGGCTCATGCGGATACATTGAGAACTTTGTCTGGCATTAAGGATGTCTATGAAAGGCAGTCAGATGAAATTAGTCTCAACAAAGAGATGGCTAAACGTTCGGCCATGGATGAAATCGCAAATATCAAGGCACAAGCTCCACAGATGCCGAGTTATTGGTCTTTGCTGGGTAATATCGCTGGAGACACGCTAAACGTCTACAATTCCTATCAGAACGCCTTGAACTCTGCTCAGTCTCAGGGAATGGAATTAGATACGTGGTGGAGAGCGCAGAATAGGTACGACACAAATCCCTATGCATATCGTAACAACTACCAGTATCACTTTAATCTTCCTACATACGTAAATCAATTACCAACAACATGGACGTACCCGAAAGGAGGGCGGTAAATGCCTACAACACAAACCAGTAATGCGATAGGGACTGCTAGGCAGTTCACGCAACAGCCTCCGCAGACTTATCAACGTCAGCTTATCCTCCCTCGCTTTGGGGATAACATCGGAGCTTCTGAAACAACACAGGGTGCGGCTTTAGCCCATTCACTTGGTGTTCTCAGTGCGGCTGTGGAGCAGTATCGAGTAGATTATGATAAGCGACAAAGAGAGATTGCAGACAAAGTTGTCCCTATTCTTTATGGTCAGAACGATCATAATACTCGGCTTATGATGAATAGTATTGCCATGCTTCAACAGGCAGGTATTGGTGATTTGCAAGATAACCCTTATGCCCTTGCCATGGTAGACCAGTTGAGAGGGCAGGAAATCTCGTCAGAAATTCACAAGAAGTATGAGGCCTATGTGTCTCAGATGAAACTCCCCGAAAATTTAGGGAAGGAAATTCAGAACTACGATGACTTCTTCAATGAGAACGTTCAGAAATATCTGGACAACATCACGGTAAACAATAAGTATGCTCTGAACAATGGCTTGTATGAAGCCCGTGTCGTGAATACGGGTAAAGTAGCCAGTAAATTCATTGCAGAAAAGACAGAAGAAATGTCTATCAACCGTTCAGAATCTATTGCCTCTTTTGTCTCAGAGAACACACGAAATCGCTGGGACTGGACAGATGAGGATAGAGAGAACTTTGCAAATCAGCTAGGGAACATGCTCACAACGACACAGGAGCGCGACCCGACAAAGAACTATCAGATTCTTCAGAATATGCTGAAGACGGTAGCACTGAACACAGGGGACTACTCTCTGATTCAGAAAATTGGAGAGACACCGCTGTATGGTGGAGCAACAAAGGTTAGTGACTACATCAACGTAGAGCAGTTTAAGGATGTTGCCAATGAATCCAATAGAACTCACTGGATGCAGAGAACACGAGATGTCTATGATAAGATGGCAAAGGCGAAAGACAAAAAGTCTCTGTTTGAAATTGTAGATGGCCTTGAGAATCCTGAAGACAAACAGATTGCCGCTGAATTTGTGTCTGGCCGTTTGTCTGCTATTGAGGCTGAAGAAAGAGCGCAGAGGAACATAGCGAGAGCCGCCGCAGTCAACGCGACAAAAGCTCAGGTGGGTAATATGAATATGAAGGCACAGATTGAAGCTGTCATGAATGGGCAGACACAGGATGCCATGGGTAACGGTATTGCCACTTCTTCTGAACAGTATAAGGCTTTAGGTTTCAATGAAACACAGATGTTACTGGCAGTTGATGAGGCAATCGGAACGTTGAATTTTGACAATCCGAATGATATGGCAAAACTTATGCGCCTTGCTTATCATCCTGCCTTCCACAATGCCTTTGCACGTTCGACTAACCTTAATGCTACCGCAGGTATAAATAGCTTGACCGTCAACGGTGAGATGTCTCCTATGCTTCAGCGTGTAGTTGACCTATACAAACGTTCTCCTGAGCTTTGTAACTCCCTTTTGTCTGAAGACACCTTAAAGGCTTCTATTGCTTGTATTGCCAATGAGGGTGTAGACAAATTCATGGGTGTAAGAAATGTCTTAGGTAATTCTGAGCAGTTGAAGCAGGTAGACGCCGACTTAGCTCCTTATATAGAAGACACTTTGTCTGGTTCTTCCTTGCCTCCTCTGGCTGGCGGTGATACTTACGAAGGCTTTTCCTATGCAAGTCCTAACTCAGGTGACTTACGGGAGCTTTTCAAGAGTCATGCTCGTGTCTTCAGGGCCATGGGTATGTCTGCGAATGATGCTTGCGATAATGCTAAGTATAAGATTGCCAGTGAATACTATGTATACAATGGTGCGCCGATTCCTAAGAGTGCTGTCAATTTAGTAAACATTGGGGGTACGGATGAAGACACATCTCGCTCTGCTTTCTATTGGGTACTGGCTACTCGTATGAAAGATTACTGTGGTGGTACAGTGAATCCCGATGATGTACAGGTAAGCTTTGTAGCAGGTAATGCCAATGGTAGCTCCATGATTACATTCTTGTCTTCTCGTGGCTATCAACAGGTAGCTCTCAGTGATATTGTGTCTGAAGCGAAAGCAAACTTAGAGCAGTCTGGTAATCAGACATACGACCCGCCAGCGGAAGAAACGAGTAGTCAAGAAGACGACACGTCAACATATCAGTACACAGAAACTTCTCAGTACGTAGACCCAGAGGATTCTGGGATTAATTATATTGGTGATTATATTCGCAGGGTGTTTGGTTAGAAAGGAGGTGTCTTAAATAGGCA